CTGTTGAATCTAATAGCCATTGTATCTCGGTGTTTTCTACAGCAAGATCATCAATCAAAGACTTAGAGTCTTTGAATACACTATCAGACATTCCTTCCTTGTTCTTCAACTCAATATGAAGAACTTCTTTTGTGGGAGTATTATTATATTTTAAGACATAATTATTAATTAATTTGTATACCGTTTTTTCTGTCTGATTATGAAAGTATTCGTCTTTGAGAAATGGAAGCGTTTTTCTAGCAAACGCTTCATTAAATATTAAATGCGATATAATTGTTTTTTCTATCAATGCCAATACCTCTTTATCATAATAGGCCAAATTTTCCAATACGTATAAGGAGCGGCTCCATACAAATATCCACCACTGTTGAATCTGGCTCCTTTCCATACAAACCAATCACCATATGGATTAAATATTATTACCCAATTTTTGCGTCCATAAAGTACTTTAACTGACCAATTCATTTCTTCTCCACATACACCTGATGTTTTTGTATCAATAACGATCCTACTTTAAAAGTGACGATGGGTCGACCATTATTATAGTTAAAATGTCTTGCAAAGAATTTGGCTTCTTTAGGTGGACGATACCACCTAAACACATACTCAACAGTTTTCCACACACAACCACATCCTATTGGTTAAATTGATTTATTAATGCCTTACGACTCTCAGGATTGTAGTGATTATCAAAAATAGAAATTACTTTTCTGAGCATGGCTACAGCCAACAACACAGCATCCTCTTGTGTGTCACAAGACATCATGATCTGTGTTTCAATAGGTAATGTCAATTTTCTTATTTTAGCTTCCATTTGTTCGTTCGTCATCACTTAATCCTTCAGCAATAGCATTATGAATTTCCATGTAACCAGAATCCATACCAACTAAATACGAATCCATATCAAATCCAAACGTGTCATAAAGAACATATCTAAATGATCCTCTATCGATAACGTCACCTTTATGGATACGTTTAGTCACAATATAGAATACCATCAACTTATCATCATAAGAAAGATCATTCCAATATTTTTCTGCATTAGCATCATAAGCTTCGTGTGCTTCTTTGTAAACAATATGCAACCTATTCATTTCCTCAGAATCAAAAATTGAATTATTCGACATCTTCTTCCTCGCTGGAAATTAAATTACCACCAACAAGAGTATATTTATCTTTAATCCAAGTAGCAAAATCAGTTGTGGTCAAAATATTTTTCCATACATCGCCATTGTCTTCAATGTCTGCAATGCGCATTTTGTTGCCAATTACTTCACCAGTTGTACGATCAACCAACTGATACCAGCCATTAGTAGGTTTAACCACATAACCGCCTTCCAGAGCGAGATCGAGTAGGCCTGACCACCTTTGGATCCCGCCCTCATAGCTAACTGTAATAGGTATCTTAGATTTTTCCTTAACATACCTGGATTTCTCCACATTGATGATAAATCTGTATCCGGTAATTCCATCTGCATCCTTATCTTGCTGGCGACCAAGAATCCAAATCGTATCTGCTGAATAATAAACTCCGGTGCCTCCACCCACAATATCTTTAGGATACAATCCGATTTCCTTATATGTATGATTGACAACAATCAAAGGAATATCTTTAAGAGTAAGATGAGGAGTTACCATACGAAACAGAGACTTAAATGCCTTTGCGCGGGACATGTCCGCCACTGATTTACCAGCTTCAGCATCTTCAACTTCTTTCTTAGAAGCAAGATTTCCCATGGAATCCAGGATGATAACAACTTTATCATCGCGGCCAATATCGCCCAGCTGCTTCATAATATCAAATTTAAGCTCTTCCACATTAGTGATAGGAGTATGGAGCACGCGCTTCATATCGATACCGAACGAATCAAAATAACCCTGAGGAGTACCAAACTCTGAGTCATAGAATAAAAGAACACTTTCCGGATATTTCTTTAAATAAGCTGCTGCCATAAGGAGAGAAAAAGCAGACTTAAAGTGCTTGGAAGGTCCTGCCATAATAGTAAGACCCGGAGTTAAACCTCCATCCACGCTACCGGAAAGTGCCACGTTCACCATTGGAACGCTAGTAGTAATCATATCCTTCTTCTTATAGACTTTGCTATCAGCAAGGATATCTGTTGAGTCAATAGTAGAATTTTTCATAAGACGATTAATAAGAGACATAAATTTTCCTTTTAATTATTAGCCATTCAATATATTCTGTAACTTTTCTATAAATTCGTCAATCTTTTTTTCACGGTTTGGCCAAACTATATTGGTCTTCTCTGGATTTTTCTTCAGATTGTTTAATAAGGGCATGATCATTTTGAACATTGTTTCGGCTTTTTCTGTTGCCTTGGTTGCTTGTTCGTGTTTTACTGCAACTTCCTCCTGAAGGTCGTCAGCAAAGTCCATACCAAAATCAAAATCAAATATTTCTTTTTTCATTTGTTAACTCCAAAAACTATCTAAACTGGATTGCTTCTCTACTTTCCAACCAATAGCGTCGAGAATAGTACGTAAAGGTTCCACAAACGATTTGTCATACTGCATTTCATAATCTATATATTGATCCAAACCCAACTGCCTGGGTAAGTTACCAGGACATGAGATAACATTCTCTCTTAGAGGATTTGGTAATTTAAGATAACAAAATTTAATCTTATCAGATTCTTGCACCAACTGAAATCTTGAATCTAATTTCTTTTGTTTAAGAAGATGGTTGTATAACAAAGCTCCTCTTACCTGAATTGGTGTGGCTTTCTTATAGATTGTTTTGGAGTCGGCATACTCACCAATACCTTTACATCCTCTGGGAAATGCAACATCTTCAAACGGCAATGTAAAAAATTCTTTCTTAAACGATTGAATAAATTCTATAACATCATCTTCATCTTTAGTCATAATGATGTTGATTGCTTTTTTAATATTATTACGGCATGCCTGAGGAGTAGAACTTCTTACTGCTTCAATTCCTGTAATTTTTAATTTTGGCTCGGTATACTGAACACCTTCGTTGTTATAGACGTTCATGATGTAACGTTTCTTGGCAGTCCAAATTGCTTTGTCCGCTATAGCCTCACGTTTCATTTTCATTTTTTGTGAATATGCATTAACATATTCGCCAAGTTGCCCGTAACATGACTCAATATAAGGTTCAAGTCTATCTTCACACACTCTATCAATGAATTTGACGATGTCTTCAATCGGTTTGCCCTCAAGGCCGCATTGAGAGACCAACGAGTCAAGCGTAATATAGATAGAATCCGTATCGCATGCCAGGACATAATCTTTATCCTCCGTCTTAAATAATTTATTTAAATATTTATTCACATCACGTTCGATCCATTTAATAGATAATTTACCCGAGAGCGTAATAGACTCTGCTAATTTATCATCAAACCAACGAAAGAACTCATTTGACAAAGCACCGTAAGCACTGTTTAACTGAATCTTCTTTGCCAACTGCATATTATGATTTTGTGCAATTAATTTTTCTGTTTCATAAGTTGGATGGAGTTCGTGTTTTTGTTTGGCTTCAATCATTCGTTTCTTGTATACAACACGATCATCATACATCTTTTGCATTAGTCTAGGAAGAAATCCCATCTCATTTTTGTTAAACAAACTACCAGAGCCAGTGCATGTTAGATTATTAGAAGTAAGATGATTTCTTACATTAAAATTATTCAAATAATTTTCAAGTAATGTATCTACACCACTATCGCCTTCAATTCCTTCCAGGTGTCCGGCATATGTTTCAGGTGAGATATTATACTGCATGATCAGATGAGGATACAGAGAGTTCAAATCAAACGATACCACCCATTTGTGCATTCCTACCTGAGGATCTTTGACGTGTGCTCCAATAATTTGTCTGTCTTTAGATGTCCTCTTGTTCTGAGGAATAACAATACGTTGGCTAAGAAGATAGTTATGAATAATAACATCCCACATCTTAACTGATGTAAATGTATCCTGATAGTTTACTTTACCATCATAAGCTATGGCCAACACCTGTTCAATAAATTTTAATTTATCCTCAAGACGATCAACAAGATCCACATCTCGAATATTATACTCAATAAACTTTTGATAATCTTTCTTGTACAGATCAAATAGTGAATCGTATTCGGAATAATCCATTTTACGTTCACCAAGTTCTACATTGCAGATATGATCCAGACGATAGGACTCCTGCATTGTAAAGGAAAACTTCTTGTACAGAGCCATATAGTCAAGAGTAGATACACCTACAGGAACATAAATTTGATTATCTCGTCCATTAATTTGGATAGTTTTTTTCTCGAGCATTTCCCATGGCGATAGTTTCTTTGCCATGTGACTACCAAGGACTCTTGTTATACGATTGATAATATAAGGAATATCAAAGAACTCTACGTTCCAACCTGTAATAATATCAGGATTAATAGAACGCCAGGCATCTAAAAATTTAAGCAGTAATTCTGTTTCGTCTTTACAGTTGATATATTTTACTTTTGGATTATCTGTTTTAAATTCACCCACACCAATAACAATGTAAATATCTTTAACCTTCATTGTGATTGCTGTAATAGCTTTGTCGGCAGTTTCAATATTGGGAAACCCCTGATCTGCTGCAACTTCGATATCAATATTAACTTTGGAAATTAATTTGGGATCATAATCGATTTCACCAGCATAATAATCATTGATAAATGTATATGCGTAATTGTTAAATCCGTAGACTTCAAATCCTTCTACGTCAGAATATCTTTTAATGAAGTCTCTTGCTTCACTGGGAGAAGGAAAATCAATCTTGTCTACTTTTTTGCCTTTGAGATTACGATAGGGACTGTCGTTATTCTTGGAATGAATAAACAGATAGGGTTTACAAGGAATTTTCTCCTGAACGCGTTTGCCATTTTCATAGCCACGGAGGAGAATGTCATTATGGTGCAAGGAAATATTGGTATAAAATTTTGTCATTCTACAATTCTATAGTTATTGTTCAAAAGAGTCAAGGGGGAAATTACTCCCCCTTGTTTTTTATTTGCTGCCTTCATTAATAATTATCATCTCATCTTCAGTATAGGGCCACATATTAGCGCTCCCTAATTTCAGGCCAACCTGGTGTCATAGGTTTCCCTCTTTTGCAACTCTGTGTATATCGCAACGAGAAATACCAATATCAGAAAGATCTCTATCAGTTAGATTGTTAAGTTCACGAACAGCATTACGAACCTTCTCCTGGCGCTTGAGCCAAGAGTACATATCGTTAATTAATTTTGTCATTTTATTTTCCTGTTTTTTAAAAATTACTTGTTTGTATTGATTGCAGAAGATGTATCATTGATATCCACCTTCTTTGGTTTCTTAGAATCAGGAATGATATTCTCAAGCCAGATCTTCAACATACCATTTATCAAATCAGCATTTTTAATTTCAACAGTATCGGCAATAGAGAACTTACGAGTAAAATTGCGATCTGCAATACCCTTGTAGATATAGGTGTTATTAATACCTTCTTCATACATATCAGCCAATTGCGATTGACCAGAAACAACAAGCGTTCCGTCTTGAATTTCAATATCAAGATTGGATTTACCGAAACCAGCAACGGCCATTTCGATTACATACTTGTTATCGTCAACTTTAACGATGTTGTATGGTGGATAGTTGGGAATTACTTTTGCAAGTGATTCATGAGCTTCTTCCAGACGTTTAAACATTGGCTCATATCCTACGAGCAATTTGTCCATGGAAGGCATGTCGAATAGTTTAGAAAATTCTAGTTTAGTCATATAGACCTCCTATTAAGCAAGGTTAATTTAAAAACGTAACTCCATTAGGCAGTTACATAAATATATATAATAGACGGCCCCGTAAAAGTCAAGAGAATAAAAATATTTTTATGATTAGTTTTAAAGATTTTATTAAAGAAAATTTTGCTGATGGCAAGAATCCGGAACACAAAGGTGATTCGGCAAGATACGGTATTCCTAAAAAAGCCAGTTTAGAAACATTAGATAAAATTGTCAAACAAGGCGGTCGTAAAGGCCAGTTGGCGCATTGGCAAGCCAATATGCGCAGAGGTAGAAAAAAATGATTAGTTTTAAAGATTTCATTAAAGAAGAAGAATTAGACGATACTGGAAAAATCATAAAAAATTTCGTTGATTTTGCTTGCGATCGTTTAGAAATTAAACAACATCCCAAAGTTACTTTAATAAGAGATCCCAAAGTTGCCAGTGATCGTAAAAGCTTCGGTGGTTATTTGGTTGGGCAAGGTAAAATAGAAGTTAATGTTGGCAATCGTCATATAATGGATGTTTTAAGAACATTAGCACACGAAATAGTTCATCACAAACAAGATATGGATAATGTTCTCAGACATGACAGCGGCGAAGATGGTAGTGAGCATGAGAATGAAGCCAATGCTCAAGCTGCTGTTCTTATGAGAGTCTGGGGTAAAAATAATCCAGAATTATTTCAGAAAGCTGCTATATTAGCAGAAAGTTGGAAAACTTTTAATGAAATCTAATGTACAAGATATGTGTGAGAAAAAGTAAAAACGGCAAGACATACTATTCGGTTTATGATGAACATGGACGTTTAATTCTTTTAACAAAACAAGCATCAGAAATCGATAAATACAAACGAAAATGATTTGATTCTTTATTTTATTATGATATATTAACAAAAATAAAATAAAGAGGACAAAATGATACCTTTAGATCCAAAAAATGCATCTAACCTAGGCAAGGCCTGGGGTGAAGCAATTACCGACAGCGTGTTTGGTATAGCTGATGACATGAAAAAAGTCAAAGCTAAAAACATAGCTACAAAAGCTCGTAACGAACTAATAACAATTAATAATAATATAGCAAAAAATAATGCATTGCTTCGTAAACAAGCTATGCAGGAACTTGCAGCTGAGCAAGAAGCAGATAGAATTGCCAGAATGAATCCTGCTCAGAGAGAAGCTTATAAAAAAGCCAAAGCCAAAGCTGCATTAGACGAAAGAAATCGTCAGATAGATGCTGATAATACAAAACAACTAATATGGGCTGTAGTGATTGTTTTAGTATTTTTATTGATAGCAGGTGGTATTGCATTTTTGGTCATGATGAAATGATAGAGTATAATGGCAACGGATAATGATAAAGAAACACAAGATGATTCAGAACTTCATCCGTGGCTACTGAACTATAGAAAAAAGAACGAAATAGAAAAATTAGAAGTACTAACCGAGACTGTAAAATCTATTGAAACTAATTTAGGAATAGTTTCAACGTTGGCAATTATTAATACAATGCTAATAATTGGTTTAATATTTGGTGCTTTAGTAACTGGTGCAGTTGGAATAAGTTCAGAAATGTCCAATGCACTATTTGGATTTGTAAAAAATAAAATTGGAATTGGAGAGAAATAACATGGCTAAGATTAATGAATTGGAACAAAAAGACATCAGCGAAGCAAGAGCAAAAGCTGCAGAAGCATTACATTCAGGTGATATAATAGCAGCACATTTTATATATTACTACTCATGGTTTTGGGCCGTATCCTCAACCCTATATTTCTTTTGTGTAACATTTATTTCTACTCCAGAAGGTGGTCAGCATTTTGCTGATATCATTCTTGGATTCTTGCTAGGTACAGCTGTTGCCACTGTGATAGGTTTCTTTTACGGTAATAGCAGTAAACAATAAAAAAGGCGGAGTTAAATCTCCGCCTTCCCATCCTTAATAGGATCAATACCTGATTCTAGGTTTTCATAATCTACTGTATGAATGAGCTCTTTCTTTTGTTCATCATTCCATGTTTTCAAATACTCATTATCTTTATCAAACAGGACTAGATATTCTTCTTGAGTAATCTCACGCACACGAGAGATTTGCTCGCCTAGCCAGGACTGACTAAACTCTTCTGCTTCTTCCAATGCGACTGTATCAGTTGCATGTGATTCTTCCTTGCAACGAATCACATACGAATTACGAAAAGATGATACCGCATCAACGAGAAATAACTTCATGCTGCTTCTTTCACCTCCAGATTAATATAGCGTGCGTTTTGATCAAATAATTGAACATCCCGAACCCAACGTTTAGCATCTTTTTCCGAAACAAAATGAACACGATCTTTAACAGTAAGTCCGTTAAGAACGCCATTTGTTAAAAGTTTTTCAAACTCAACAACAAAACTATAACCAGTAGCTTTAGAATAAATAGAATCCATTTCAGATCTCCTTTTTCAACATATTACTACTATACGACAGATTAGAATAAAAGTCAATAATTATTATCAGGGGCAAACTTATAATATATATCTGCTATTTTACGAATATCGTCATTGGTTTTTTCATAACATTCGCTATCCATAATTGCAGCTACAATTAAATGGACATCGTTTTCTGAATAATATTTACGCAACACATTTTTAAATGACAACCAAAAATGTTGTTTGGGTTGAACTAACGTTTGTTGTTTGGGTTTAAATTCTAAGACATTATTCATTTGCGAATATCTTTTGCATAACCATTACGACGATTGATTAAAAACATTCTTGCTTCTGTTGCAGATACATGCCATGGAATACGCGCATAAGCAGGTCTATTATTGAGAATGTAAAACACATTAGAAGCTTCAATAGGACCTTGTTCTCCCATCTTGTTAATATGTTCTACTCTAATATTTTCCATTTTAGCTTCTGTAGACATTAACTGCCTCCCAATTCTTTTCACCATAAATTACCATTACACTGGCCGATGGTGGAATTGGATC